ACTGGTTCAGGAATGTCCATTAATGGAATGTGTGAACGTTGTTATGAGAATGGAGGTGATGATGAGTAAATCTAACCTCAATTAATTAACTAAATTAAACTATATGAAAAAAATGAATTTATATATTATCAAATGTTACAATAAAGCAGGATATCCAATAGGAGATTACCATGTAGTAGCTTCAGGTGAACGTAAAGCAAAAGCTGCTTTAAGAGAGGATGAACATACTAAAGGATGGTTGGGTAAAATGATAGTTGATTATGTGTTAAGTGTAATTATAACAGATTAAAAAATAAAAAATATGAGTGATAATAAAGAATCAAATGGATTAGGGTTAACAACAATATTATTTTTAATATTCATGACCCTCAAATTAGCAGGTTTTATTAATTGGTCTTGGTGGTGGGTTACTTCACCGTTATGGATACCATTCGCTTCAGTTATGGTTCTTGTTATTATTGCTTTAACGTTTAAAAAATAAAATTATGTTAAATAGTATTACTAAAATAAGATTTACCCACTATTATAAAAGTGGAAAAACAATTATGGGATTTAGACAAGCTGGTTATTGGAGTGATAATACCTCATTTATTAATGAGAAAGATAGTATCCAATTACAAAAAGCACTTAAAATAATTACTAAATCAGACCCAATTCAGATTGGAGGAAAAGATATTATTTACGCTACTAAAGCAAGTGATATACCTCGTTTCAAATTAAAAGAGTTTATTAAAGAAAATAAACTAAAGAAAACATCTAGAGCTAAAATGGCTAATATATTCATAATGAATAAAGGTATGTTTTTGGATTTGATTAAGAAATTAGATTATGGTGAACATTATTTTGTAAATGAATATCATGCTGTAAGTAATTATATGCTTTGGGGTGATGGAGAAAGTTTTAAAGAAAGTATAAAACAATTCAACTCCTATAAGGATAGAAATAACTATTGGCTTGTAGAAAAAGATAAGAATGGTTGGAAGGATTTATTTAAAGATAGTAGTTTAGAACAATTATTTAAAAATAATACTCACACAACTAAAGGTACTTTACTTTGTGTTTATAGAGAACAAAAATTAGTTGACTTACTTAATGTTATTGTTGATAATGTAAGTGATATTATAAATGGAAAGAAGAAAATTGTATTTGATGAAGATTTATTTGTTGAGTTAAATAAAGAAGGAATTGAACTTGATGATGAATATTTACAAACACTTCGTGATATGTTGTTTAGTAAAGATGATTCTAATGTTAAGTTAGGTTTTGAAATGATGTCTAATTTAGTACTTAATGAAAGTACAATATTATCAATCTCATTCCTATTAAATGAATTAATTTATCAAACTAGATTCAGACCAAGTTATTATACTAATAGTAATACCAACTTAAAAGCGTTATTAAAACTACTTAAAACAAAAGGCATATATTGGGAACGTGATTGGAAAACGTTTGGTACTGGGTTGAGAAAGAATTTTAAAACAGGAAAAGAAGGTGCTATTGTTAAGAAATTCTTATTAGATAATATTAACCGTGAATTTAAACTGAACAATTCAGCCGCTGAACAATTAGTAGATATTGTTTTTTCAACCGAGGTTCAAGAAGTAAATTTAATAGAAAAATAAAAGCATATGATAGATAATATACACGGCGACATAGCCAAACACTCCAAGACATTAATGTTTCGTGAACCGTTTTATGGATTGTTCCTAATTGGTTTGAATAAAGAATTAAGTGATGCTGTTGCTACCGCTTGTGTAGCTAAAGATGGTATTAATACTAAGTTAGTTGTTAGTCCTAAATTTTGGGAGACATTAGGTGATGGTTGTAAAGTAGCTGTTTTGAAACATGAATTATTACATATTGCATTTAAACATTTACAGATGTTTGATGAGTATGAAGATAAAACATTATTGAATGTAGCTGCTGATTTAGAAATTAATCAATACATTCAAGACGAGTATAAAGATGATACTTGGGATGGTTTAGAAATTAATAAAGCACCTTGGGATGAATTAAAATTACCTGTAAAAGCAGGTACTAGAAAGTATTATGAATTAATTAAAAAGGAAGCAGAACAAAATCCAGATGGTGATGTTGCTAAGTTTTTAGATGCTGCTAAAGCTGCTAATGGTGATGGTGAACCTAGAGAAATAACTTTAGGAGACGGTACTAAAGTGACTGTTAAAGCGTCTCATGAGTTTTGGAAACAATATGAGAATATGGATGAAGCAGAAAAGAAATTGATGGAGAAACAAATTGAACATCAATTAAAAGATACTGCTAACCAAGTACAAAAACAAAGAGGACATATACCAGGTGAGTTAAAAGAACTAATTGATAGTTTATATGTAAGTGAAGAAGCTGTTATCGATTGGAGAGCTTATTTAAGACGTTTTAATAGTATGGCTAGTAAAGTTTATACTAAGAAAACAAGACGTAAACCAAATAAACGTTTCTATGGTAATCCAGCTCTAAAAATTAAACAAAAGAAAAATACATTAGTTGCTATTGATACTTCAGGTTCAGTTTCTAAGGATGATTTGAAAGAATTTTTAAGTGAAATCCATCACATATATAAAACAGGTACTGAAATAACTGTTATTGAATGTGATGCTCAAATAGGAAATGTTTATGAGTATAAAGGACAGTTCAGTGATGATTATAAAGTATCAGGTAGAGGAGGTACAAGCTATGAACCAGTATTAGATTATTTATTTGAACATAAAGATAGATTTCAAAACTTAATTTACTTAACTGATGGTGAGTGTTCAGTTAGTAGTGCACCATGTAAACCAACATTGTGGGTTCATTGTTCAGGAAGAAGTATTAATGAAGATTTACCAGGTGCTAAAGTTCAAATTAAATCATAATGGAAAATATACACGACTTAGATCAAGATCAAATTTACAGCTTGAAGGAGATGCTTACAAGTTGGGATGTAGATAATATTAGAATGGCATTAACATTATTAAACAATGCTAATTTTGAAAACCCAGAAATTACCCAACAAGTAAATTATTTAATGAATGAATGTCCAGGACTAAGATTCGCTGTGTTCAGTAATATTGAAGGTGGTCATCGTGTTCGGTTTCATTATGATGAAAAAAGATTAGATAATACTCGTGAACAGAATTTATATGTTGATGATGAATCAGACACAATGAGTTATAGTCCACTTCCTTATCCTTGGGATAAAATGAAATATGACCTTGGTAGATAAATTAAATTTAGTTATAAATAAAAAGTAAAAAAATGGCAAAGACAAGTAAAAAACAAAACGCAACCGTATCATTAAATGTCCACGAATTAAAGGACTTTTTGAAACACATTATTGATAACAATCGTTATCTACAAGAAAACAATAAACCAATGGTATCAACTGAAGTTATAGGTGATAGTGGTATTGGTAAAACATCTTCTATCGTCCAATTAGCAGACGAATTAGGTTTGAATTTCGTTAAGTTAAACTTAGCTCAAATTGAGGAAATAGGTGACTTAGTAGGTTTTCCAATTCGTCAATTTGAAATGAAGGATAAAAAGTTAACTGAATGGGTAGATGAAAATTCAGTTGAGGACTATCGTAAGAAAGGTTATGAGGCTACAGGTTTGAATCGTATGAGTTATTGTCCACCTGAATGGATTAGTGGTAAAACAAATGGTGGTATTCTATTATTAGATGACTGGAATAGAGCTGATATGAGATTCATTCAAGCTGTAATGGAGTTAATTGACCGTCAACAATATATTAGTTGGAAGTTACCTAAAGATTGGCATATCATATTAACTGCTAATCCTGATAATGGAGACTATTTAGTTAACAGTATTGACAACGCTCAGAAAACAAGATTTATTAGTGTTAACTTAAAGTTTGATCTTAAATGTTGGGGTAAGTGGGCTGAACAAGCTAAGCTAGATGGTCGTTGTATTAACTTTATGTTGATGCATCCAGAATTAGTTACTAAAGAAGTTAACAGTAGAAGTGTTAGTATGTTCTTTAATAGTATTAGTTCACTTAAATCGTTTGAAGATTCATTACCATTAATTCAAATGATTGGAGAAGGTAGTGTTGGTAGTGAGTTTAGTACTTTGTTTACTATGTTCATTAATAATAAATTGGATAAGATGATTTCACCTGAAAACATCATGAACCAAGATGAGACATATGTTATGAACACACTTAAGAGTCTAGTTGGTAAAGATAAGAATTATAGAGCAGATATCGCCGCTACATTAGGTACTAGGGTTGCTAATTATTTAGAGTTCTATGCTAAAGATAACGCAGTTGAAAAACCATTAACTGAACGTATTAGTAAAATTGTAACAGAGAAAATATTCGCAACTGATGTTTGTTACAATATGGTGAAATCTATTTACAATAGTAATCCGAACAAATTTAAATTAATGATGTTAAATAAAGAATTAGTTAAATATATAACTAAATAATATGTCAGACATAAAACGCATAACACAAGAACAAGCACACTATTATAAGTTGCTAGATTCAGATAAGTTATCGCCAGAAGAACTTTGTCGCAAGTCCGTTGCTTTTACTTTAACTCCTGATCCGGCTAATCCGGGTTGGGAGTTTATCAATTATTATCAAGATTCGCCTATCGATCAAAATGGTAATTTAGTTCCTACCGAGTACGTTTATGTACTTGTGAACAAGTCAATGCCTAATATGGTTAAAATAGGAATGACAGTACGTGATGTAGATGAACGAGCAAAGGAAATATCAGGTGCAACAGGTGTACCTACACCTTGGGTTCCTGTGTATTCATTTAAATGTTTCAACTCATATAAATTAGAACAAGAACTTCATGAACATTTAGACGCAGTTCGAGTAGCGGGTAATAGAGAAATGTTTTATATACATTCTAGTGATGCTATTACCACAGTAAAAAAATTGGGTGATAAATACACCTTAGCCCCACTTTAAACGGTTAACTCCTATGGTTCATATATATTTATATAACAGCACTTACCCCGTTAAATCCCCGGTAAAGGCCGTTGGAGAAGTTTGGATGACCTCAATTAAGAGTTTGGAATCCCAGGATTTTTTCCATATTTTTTTAGAGCACTAAATTAATTAGAATGAGTAATAGAGGAATGAATGGAGAAGTAGGAGTAAGGTTATTAACGTTAAGTGACTGTGATTATTGCATTTGGTTGAAAAGTGAGTTGGACAGTTGCGGAATATCCTATGTCGACATTGATGCTAATCAACACTCCGATTTTTCGGATGAAATTGAAAAGAAGTTCGGAACCGATCATTACCCGATGGTGTTCATAGAGAAAGATAGAGAAGTATTCATCATCGTTTCTGAAACGAAGTTGGATACGAGTGAAACATTACGTACATTTAACACGATACCTGAATTAATTGGTATCATAAAATCATACTTATGAGATATAAACAACCCGTAGAAAGAAAATTGGATCAACTTGATAATATGTTAGTTGGATTCGGAGCTAGATTTTCCGATCCTACATTTAATGTTTTAGATGCTAAGGAAATGCTTAGTCAAATGAAAGACAAAGTTGAGGAAATTAGAACATTAATCAATTCTGAAGAATAAAAATAAATAATCAAAGTTATGATAACACCAGAACAAATTAAGAACAATTGGGATACATTTCTATCTAACATAGAACTATATATCTCAGAACCACGTAAACAACTATTACTTGAGTTTTATACTAAACATGAGGAACGTTTCATTATGATGCCTGCGTCTCATAAATCTCAATATCATAATTGCTTCCCAGGTGGTTATGTCGACCATGTAAATAGAGTAGTTGCTGCTGCCTTAATATTCAATACTGTATGGCATGAGTTTGGAATGATAGATACTTATACAACTGAGGAATTAGTATTCTCAGCTATCAATCATGACTTAGGTAAGTTTGGAGATGAGGAAAACGCCGCGTACATTGAACAGACAGATCAATGGAGACGAGATAAACTAAATGAAACTTATATGTTTAACGATCGTTTAGAGTATATGACTGTCCCTGATCGTGGTTTACATTTGTTACTTAGTAATGGTATTATACCTACTAAAAACGAAATGATAGCTATTAGAACTCATGATGGACTATATGATGAATCAAATAAGGCTTACTTAATGGGTTTCACACCTGAAACTAAACCTCGTACTTCACTTGTATATGTCTTACATCAGGCGGATTTAATGGCGGCTAGAATTGAGTTTGAAAAGGAATGGTTACCTAAATTATTAGGTCCTAAACAAGAAGTACCTAAGAAAGAAAATAACTTTAAATTAAATAAAAACAATTCGGCTGTAAAGCAAAAAGCATTAAAATCTATGTCTAATCCTGCTTTAGCCGAGCTAATGAAAAATATATGATAACAGGAATTATAGCAATTATTTTATGGGCAGTCACTGTTGTTGGCTACATCATTTGGAATCTAAACAATAAAGTAGCTAAATTAGAACAAATTGCTACTCAACAAAAAATTGTAATTGATAGTGTAGCCGCTATTGTAGAAGAATCTAACAAACAACTTAACGCTGTTGAATTAACTGAAGCATTTAAATCAGATGATCAGATAGGATTCTTCTTCCGCAATTTAAAAAATATTCAAGATTCGTTAAATCACTACCTTAAGAACATTTAAACATGGGAGAAGAAGAAGTATTATTAACGAAGAAGGGGACTGTACGTAAACGCAAACCTAAAAAGGCTAACATCTACTTTACTCAAGAAACAGAAGATGCTATCATTGAGTATTTAAAATGTAAAGATCAAGATGAAAGAAATAAAATATTCAATGAAAAAATCAACTACTCATTTCATAAACTGGCTGAAAATATTATTCATACGTTTAAGTTTTACTATACGGAAGTGGATACTATCCCTGAATTACAGCATGAAGTGGTGGCCTTTTTATTAGAGAAATTACACTTATATAATCAAAATAAGGGTAAAGCATTTAGTTACTTTGGTACTATTGCTAAACGTTATCTTATTCTTTACAATAATGCTAACTACAAGAAGCTAAAAGATAAGGCGCCTGTTGAAGCAGTTGACGAGGATAAAACAATTTTAATTGACATTGTTAACAACAATAACGATCCTCAAATTGATCAACTTCCTTCATACGTTCAACAATTTGCTAAGTATGTAGACGTTAATTTATTCATTTTATTTCCCAAACCTAATGATGCTCGTATAGCTGACGCTATATTAGAGTTATTCCGTAAAAACGAAAATTTAGATATTTTTAATAAAAAAGCATTATATATCTACGTTAAGGAAATGACAGAAGCATCTACACCTCAGATAACTAAGATTATCAAGCGATTAAAAGTAATATATGTTAAGAAATATAACGAATATTATGAACACGGGCGTATTACACTATCGATCTAACTCTTCACATCTCTCATATTTATATAAAACGTAAATATGGATTTTAATCAAGTTTTATTCAAAGATAAAACCTTTTCAAGCTTACTTGAGGATATATATAAAAATGCCAACCGTAAGGAAAAGGAAATCAAAGCATTAATCGATCAACTGAAACCTATGATACAGGAGCCAGGTGACGCGATGATGCTTGTTCCTTTGTTAAAGGAATATATGGAATTAGCAATTAAGAATGATGATGCCTTAATTAAAATGGCAGGTATTGTTCAACGAGGAATGAATAGCAATAGCGGAAATACTGATGATGGTATGTTAAGTGAGCGTGATAAAGAATTATTGTTCCAAGAAATTAGTAATATTGGCCATAATGTTGAAGTAAAGCAACTTGAAAATAAATAATGGGTAGAGAAAATACTATACGAACTGGAGTGAACGTACCTAACAGAATGTTAGATATGACTTATAATGTATCTAGTGCTAAAAAATCTCCTGCTCCACATTTCACTTATGGTTTAGTTAGAGATGTAAATCCAAGTAATAGATCAATTTCATACTCACCTATTGTAAGTAATGTACCTTCAAATAAAGTAGGTATAGCTATTCCTTTATCAACTAATTTTGTTAAATTACCTGAACCTAATAATATAGTTCGTATATTTGTAGGTCCTGATATAGATGCTTCAATAGCTAACTCTGTAGGATCCAATACAATGTATTATGATCCAACCCCAGTTGGTGTTTGGAAAACAGTAGATAATAATAAAATTGATCAAAGTTTACTTCAAGCTCCAAAAGATAAAGCATCTAATGTAAATGCTAAAGATATAAAAAAAGCAGCTTTAGGCATACCTCACAATTCAAATAAAAAAACAAACGGTGCTAACTCATTACCTACACATAATTATATAATTTCAAAACCAATAGCATCAGATGACAGTTTCGCTATTATAATTGGGGGTTATCCAAGTTCAGCTAATGGTGCTTCTCAAATTAAAAAACTAGCTGAAGCAGCAGGAGTAACAAGTAATAAAAATATTATTTTTAGCGACTATGAGAACTCAACTGAAAGTCTTAAAAATGTTATAAAAAAAGATTATCCAAATGCTACATTCTCTTCATTTAGTGGATGGTCAAGAGGAGGATTAAATGCTTGGGCAGAAGTAGGTAATTTTAATTTTGTAGGATTAATGGACCCATCAATGCCTAGTGGGTATATCCCAAACACAACAGACCCAGGAGCATTTATGATGTATAATCCTAATAACTGGCATACTAGTTACCCATTAATAGAATCAAATCAAAGATTATATGGCCCTAAAATGGGAAATAGAGCCACAGAATTAAAACAAGGACATTCTGTTATACCAGTAACATTTTTAAAGACATATAGAAATAGATTATAATGGCAAACGATAAAATATATCCTATAGATATGAATTCCAAAGATATCCTCCTTCAAAATGAAGGTGGAGGTGGAATGATTATGAATGATCAATTTATTGGTATTGTAGGTAATATGCTTCCTGACCAAAAGAAACTTCTTGATGATCAAGAATATACTGGTGGTACTAATATACAAACAGATAAATTTTCTAGTAATATTATAATCACTAATGCTAGTAGTAATCCTGTTGGTGTAAATGACTTAGCAAGTAAGAACTTTGATTCATTAGATCAAAGTATAGGTACTAATCAAGTAGTAGCTCCTGCTCCAAAAGAACATTGTGGTGGAGCTAATTTATTAAATTATGAATTTCAAGAAGCTGCTCAAAATTTTTCATTATGGGAAGAGATAAATAGTGATGGAGGTAATCCAAAATTAAATTTTAATGATAATAACAATTATCTTAAAACTGAAGATCAACTAAATAAATTATTATTTTCAAAAACATCTATTGATGTTATAAAAGGTGTAATATCCTTAGATAATTCCTCTTTTAAAGATTTAGGATGGGGTCAATATGGTAGTGGTTTATCTGATCTTTCACAAAATGTATTGAATTTTTATGACAATTACTTTTTAAGTAATAAAAAAAATGATTTAGGAAAAATTAAATATACATTAAAATATTTTAAAAATAATAATGGTGTTAATAAAAATGAAGCTAGAAGTGTATTTGATATACAAACATTACCTTCTGGATTAAGAGTAATGGCTTTACAAAACTGTTATAATTCAGGAGATAAATGGATAAATAGAATACTAACAACAATGGGTCCTAATAGACTAAATGTTCTTAATGGGATATTTGGTATTACTATTGAACAATCAAAAACAGGTGGAAAGGGTGCTTTACCTCCTGATGAAAAAGCTAAAAAGTTTTTTGATCAATACGCTGATATAATTAATACTTATAATGAAGATAAACCTAAATTTTTAAAAACCTTAGCTACAGAAACTAAAGAATGGTATGGTAGATTAGTAGACCAAGGTGGAGATAAAAGATATAAACAACAAAATAAAGCATTTAAAGATTTTTATAATGTTTATGTTGATATAGCTCTAGCAATAGCATTAAAATATGCTGATTGCCCTGATGAATATGAATTAGCAGGAAATGTTCCAACAGCACCAACACCCTCTCCATCAGTGACAGTGACAGCACCTCCAACAGTAGCAGAAACGGATGATGATATATACGCGGCGGAACTTTTACCTGCTTCAGAAGATGAAACTTTTAAAGTATTTGATGATGTGGAATATTCATCAAATTCAATTATATTAGATTTAATAGCAGAAGATCCATCAAGAGTAAATCCTTTTAAACCACCTACTAAAGTAGACCCATCATTACTAGTGGATATGAATGAGATTTCTAAATGGGTAAAAATGGATAAAGATGCCCAAAGTGATTTTGATAATGGATGGACAAATCCAAATCATCCAAAATGGGGAACAATAAGTATTAATCCTTATTTACTACAAAGTATAGCGTCAGCTTGTAAAAAGGTTAATATAGTAGCTACTATAACATGTGCAAAAACAGGACATGGTATAAAATCTAAAGGTGGTGCTGAGAGTAGACACTGGAAAGGTACTGGCGTTGATATTGGTATATTAAATGGTATTGCAGGAGAAAATAAACAATTCGCTGGAACAAATATAAATAATATGGTACCTGAATTTCGAAGATTAGGTACAATACTTTATAATCAATTAGTAGCAGATGGACATGGTGGAGATGAAAGTCTTTTAGGTACAATGAAACAAGTTGAAGCATCATATGATAAATCTGTGTTATTTATGACAGATGTAGGCGGTAATCACTATAATCACTTACATGTTGGTAATAGAATTCTATCAGCACCAGGTGTTAAACCAAAAATAGTTAGATATTAATAATGGGAAAAGATATAAATCAATATAAAGGAGAACAGATAGTATTATCATCAGGACGTTTAGTTTTTAACTCACGTGTTAATGATATTTATTTAAACGCTAAACGTTATATCAACTTCTCAGCTGGTGATAAAGTAACTATTGATGTAGGTAATATAGATAGTGATGACGAACAAAATATGTTTTTAGTTAATGCTCCTAGAATACAGTTTGGTCTAGATAAAAATGGTGTAGCTGAACCAATAGTTAAAGGTGAGCAGTTAGATGAGATATTATCTCAAATAATGGAAGCTTTAGCTGAGTATAGTGATTTGGTAGCTACATCATCTAATGAACCTGCTATAGCACCTATTGCTGCTAAATTTATACAAGGTAGATTTCAAGGAATAAAAGCAAATCTAGAAAATTTTAAATCAACTAAATCCTTTACAATATAATGGTATCAATCCCAAGTAATTTAAATCCATCTCAAATAGGGAGTGTTGTTAATAATATTCCTGGCGCTGGTGCGGCTATAGGTAGTGCTAAAGCATTAGTTGGAGCCGGTGTAGCTAAAGCTGAGGAAGCTCAAGCTCAACTTAAAAAAGCTAAAGCCAAAATGGATAAGGCTAAGAAAGAATTAGAAAAATCTAAAAATGCTAAAAACTTTCTAAAAGATCAAAATAAATTAAGTGCTGCTGATACTAGAAATATACTAGTAGCAGCTGCTTTACCTATACTATCTCAATTTATCAATACAGAAAAATTAACAAAATTATTAATAGATAAAATTATTAATGAAGCAAAAAAGAAACTAGAAAAATATGGCCGTGTAGAAGTATCAGGAGGTACAATTACCTTCACTCCTAAAAGTAAAGGTGATTTTGAAAAATTCGCTCAAAATTTTAAACGTAAAGTAGACTCATTAAAAAAAGCAGTTGCATCATTAAAAAAGATAATTGATTCTTTAGTTACCTTACTTAAGATAGTTAGAGCAGGATTAGTAGCTATTAAAGCATATATTGTAGTTTTAAAAATAAAATTAAAAAGACTAGCTGCTAAAGCCGCTGCTGAAGCTGCACTTCCATCTGATACAAAACCAGCAATGGCTAAGTATATAGCATTTAAAGAAGCAACTGATCCTATAATAAATGTATTAGAGAAAAAAGTAGATGATTATATATTAATGACCACAGTTATTAGTGGTATGTTAGGTATATTTAAAAAATTAATTGATAAAATTAAACAAAAATTAGATCGATTAAATATTATTATTAATAGTGTACCTGATCCATCTAACACATTATCAACAGAATTAAACACTACACCTACTTCAACAACCACAACATCAACATCATTGGAAGATTATGAAGACATGAAAGGTAGACAATATTCTATCAAAGTTGATACTCTCCCAGATGGATCACTACAAGCTACAGCTTTTGATAAATCCAGCAAAATGCCAATAGCAAAAACAGCTCCTAGTAGAACACGTGGAGCCGATAAATTACTTGATGAAATTAAACAAATATTAGGATAATAAAATATTTATAAACATGAAAGCGGATACATTCGTAAAATTATTAAGAAAAGTCGTGCGTGAAGAAGTACAAGCTGTTGTAAGGGAAGAGCTAGGATTATTACTTGAGGCGCCAACGCCTAAACCGGTAGTGGCAGAGTCCAAAAAACCGGCTATTAAAAATTCCATGGTCGAATCAATACGACCTGCCAAACCTACACAGCCTTCAAAACCTATGAGTTTTTCTAGTAACAACGTATTAAATGATATTCTAAATGAAACAGCTAATGCTGGTGAGTGGAGAACAGTAGCTGATATGAAAGCTGAAAACGCTATGGGTTTCGGAGGAAACGCATACGGGAATGAATCTATGGTAGTAGAAAGCGTTGATCAAATGTTAGCTAGTACAAGACCAGCAGGAGATATTAACGCTGTTAGAATTGATGTTGTACCTGACTTCACAGCATTAATGAGTAAAATGAAACAAGAAGGACAAATATAATGTTAAAAAGACCTACATATACCTTAAATCCCCAAGACGTCGGACAAAAACGAGGTATTGGAATTAGTGTTCTTTTTAATAATGGAAATAATGTTTTCAATCAAACATTCACCACTAAAGATCAAGTTAAATCTAATTTAATTAACTATATATTAACTAATAAAGGTGAGCGTTTTTTTAATCCTACATTTGGGGGTGATTTAAGAGCTTCACTATTTGATCCTGATTCTTCATTTGATAATATAACAGCTAGATTAGAACAAGAAATATACGCTTATGTACCTAATATTATTATTCGTAATATAGGTATCAAAAAATATTCTGATGAAAATTTAGTGAATATAACACTAGACTATTCAATAAATAACCAAGATGATACTTTAGTAATAAATGTATCAACAAATGATTTAACTAAACAATAATGGCAAACGTACCTGATATAAAATATTTTGATAAAGACTTTACTACGTTAAAGCAAGATCTAGTCAACTATGCTAGAACATATTTTCAGAACAACTATATGGATTTTAGTCCATCAGCACCTGGTAATATGTTTATGGAAATGGCTGCTTATGTAGGTGATGTATTATCATTTTACACTGACACTCAGTTACAAGAAACATTATTATTATATGCTCAAGAGAGAAAAAATATTATTGCTTTAGCATATGCTTTAGGTTATCGTCCTAAAGTAACTACAGCATCATCAGTAGTGTTAGATGTATTTCAATTAATACCTTCTGATGGTTCTCCTAGTTATAATCCTGATTATAGATATGCTTCAACATTAGATAAAAATACTGTAGTTAAATCAAATTCCAATCCAAACATAACTTTTATTACTCAAGATTCAGTTGATTTTAAATTTTCATCATCATTTAATCCAACAGAAGTTAGTATATATCAATATTATAACTCAACTACAAATCCACAATATTATCTACTTAAAAAACAAGTAGAAGCAATATCAGGACAAATTAAAACAACAGAATTTACATTTGGTAATCCTGAACAATTCCCAACAGTCACTATTAATGATGATAATATTATTGAGATACTTAGTATAACTGATAGTGATAATAATACATGGTATGAAGTTCCTTATTTAGCTCAAGACACAGTATTTGATGAATCTTTAAATCTACCAGTATTTGAACCTAATTATAGTAATGATGATAGCGCTCGTTTTTTATTGCGTTTAAAAAAAGTTCAAAGACGTTTTTCAACACGATTTAATGATGATAACAATTTAGTGTTAGAGTTTGGTAGCGGCGTTACTTCAGTTCCTGATGAGACAATTATACCTAATCCTGATAATGTTGGTTTAGGTCTAGTTGATGGAATTAGTAAATTAAATATGGCTTATGATCCATCTAACTTCCAATATACAAATGAGTATGGTATTGCTCCTTCAAATACTACTTTAACAGTAACTTACTTAGTAGGTGGAGGTGTTGAAACTAATTTGCCATCAGATGATATTAATTTAAATACTGACACTACTGTTAATATTAATGATTATAATTTAGACCCAACATTAGTTACTATTTCAAAAGGATCAGTTAGATTTAACAACCCAGCCCCTTCATCTGGAGGAGGACCGGGAGAAACTACTGAGCAGATTCGTTTACAAGCATTAGCTAATTTCCCAACTCAAAATAGAAATGTCACTAAAGCTGACTATTTAGTTCGTGCTTTATCTATGCCTCCTAAATATGGTTATATAAGTAAAGCTTATGTAGCACAAGATTATTTAGTAATGAATGACGCTGACAAACAAAATTTTATTACTAATAATCCTCTAGCTATTTCAGTTTATGTTTTATCAAATAATATAGATGGTAAAATAACAACAGCTGCTAATATTATAAAACAAAATTTAAAAACATACTTATCATATAATAAAATGATGAGTGATGCTATTATCATTAAAGACGCTTATTATTCTAATATTAAAGTTAACTTTGACATAACAGCATTACCAGCTTATAACTCACAAGATGTATTAACTAAATGTATCGCTGAATTGAAATCATATTTTGATATATCTAAGTGGCAAATTAACCAACCTATTATATACTCAGACATTTATAATTTAATAGGAGCTGTTAAAGGTGTACAATCAGTTATTAAAGTGACTATTGAAAATTTAGCAGGAGGTAATTATTCTCCTTATAGTTATGATATCCAATCGGCTACAAAGCAAGGTGTTGTTTATCCTTCATTAGACCCAATGATTTTTGAAGTAAGATATCCTGACACTGATATTTATGGCCGTATTGTAACCTACTAAAAATTAAATTATGGACTTAAGTAAATTAAAAGGACACGTTCCTGATAAAGTAATTGATCAAATCCCAGGAGTAATGGATAAATTCCAAATTAACACTCCACTACGTTTAGCACACTTTTTAGCTCAATGTGGCCATGAATCAGGTGGATTTAGATTAACTAAAGAGAATTTAAACTATAGTGCTAAAGGTTTAGCAGGTACATTTAAAAAATATTTCCCAACAGAAGCAGCAGCCGCATCATATGCTAGACAACCTGAGAAAATTGCTAATAAAGTGTATGGAAATAGAATGGGCAATGGTCCTGAATCATCTGGAGACGGTGCAAAGTATTGTGGTCGTGGTTATATACAGTTAACAGGTAAAGATAATTACACAGCATTTGGTAAATCTATTAATGAAGATGTTTGTGCTAACCCAGCAGTAGTAGCTGACAAATATGCTTTATTATCAGCTGCTTGGTTCTTTAATAAAAATGGCTTACATAAAATGGCTGATGAAGGTGCTACTGACGCAGTTGTAACTAAAATCACTAAACGTGTCAATGGTGGTACTATTGGTTTAGCGGATCGTATTAAGCATTTTAAAGAATATCATCATTTATTAGCTTAATCTCTATAAACATTCCATATTTATACTAGAATAATACTAATATAAATGGGTGTTTACAAAATATTTCCTTCACAGGATACAACAATCTATACAGATTATAGAACTCTGAATGCGGGGTTGGACTCAATTTTAGATTTATCTAAAAAGGCACCATACCAATTTCCATCATCATCAACTAGTCGTATTTTAATTAAATTCGATAATGATGATATAGCTGATGCTGTTTCTAAATCGGGTGCTAATTTCACTGCATCTTTAAAATTATACAACGCTCACGTTGAAGGTATTCCTACCAACTTTAATATTGAAGTACACCCTGTGTACCAAAGTTGGGCTATGGGTACAGGACGTTTCAATAATCTTCCTGAATCTGAAGATGGAGCTAGTTGGGCATATAGAAACCCAAACCAAACAAATGCTTGGACTATAACTAGTCTACCATCAGGTATTACATCATCTTACTTTACAGGAGATGAAGGTGGTGCTAACTGGTATACTGCGTCTGTTACTCAATCATTTGATTATTTTTCAACTAAAGATATTAATGTTGATGTTACTCAATTTGTAGGATGGTGGACAGGAAGTGTCATTGCTAATAATGGTTTTTTAATTAAAAATACAGGTAGCATTGAATTTGATTATAGCTACAAATATACATTTAACTTTTTCTCTAGAGATACTAATACTATTTACCCACCTTGTTTGGAGTTTAAATGGGATGATAGTACATTCAACCCGGGTTCAACCCCATATGTTCCTAATGAAGAAGTAAATATTGCTATTGCTAATAACAAGGGTACATTTTATGAAACAGAATATGTGAAGTTTAGAGTATACGCTAGAGAAAAATACCCAGCTAGAGTTTATTCACAAACATCATTATATCCATATAATAAATTACTACCAACAGCATCTTATTACTCAATTATAGATATGAATTCAAATACCAAAATTATAGATTTTGATAACGTAGCTACTAAATTAAGTAATGACTCAGTTAGTAGTTATTTTAGATTACATATGGCAGGATTAGAACCTGAACGTTATTATAAAATACAAATTAAATCCATCATTGATGGAGGTACTTATATTTTTGATGATGATTATTATTTTAAAGTTTCACAAACAGTTAACTAATGCCTGAATTACAAAAAACTATTTATAGTCTAAACAGTTTTAATAATGTTGTGGATACTAATTTTTCACAATTAGCTAAAACAGCAGCTCCTATAGGAGCAAATGCTACTACATTAGATAAAACTGTTAATCAATTTTTTCAAGAATATGATTCATTATTTTTTGAAATTCCTCCAACGGGTTCAGATGAATCTCATTTAGGTTTAGCTACTAGAAGTTTAGAGTATTTAGGATTATCATTAGAAACTTTACAAAAAGAAATTGATGATTTAAGAGAAGAAAATGTTAATCTAAAAAATCAAATAATATTAACTTCCGAAATTAATACAGGAACACAAATATAATTATGGCAACAACAGTTAATAATGTAACCGTATCTAATAATATCCTTTCAGGATCATCTGCTCAGTTAGTAGTAACTAGAGACATGGTTCGTAACTTTGGTGCTCCTGAAGATTTTGTTGAACTACATATAAGTGACCCATCAGGTAAAGTAATTTATTCTTTTGTTCCATTTAAAGGGTATCAAATCCCAGGTAATTTCCAAGCATCTACTGCTTATACAATAAAAGAATTACTTTTTGATCCAACCGCAGACTTACAAAATGCTGGTATTGGTTACGGTGATTATAGACTTACTTATAATGTTTTTAGACCTAAAATTGTTAAAGATTCTAACCCAAATTTATTCATTAAAGAAATATCTGGTGATAGAACTGAAATTAGATTAAGTACTAATAATATTTCTACAAGTGAAATTCAAAGTAATACAAATGAGTTTATTAGAGATATTCAGGGATTACCTTACTTTAAAGAATTCTATTTAAATTTTGGAAGAAACCAATTAATACCTGCTATTAATGTAGCATTAGATTTAGGATCATCAAATATAATCATAGCTCAAAATCAAGATAATATTGTTGGAACATCAGCATTAGCTGGACCTCCAACAGTATTGATTAAATTATTGAGTCCATTACCGCTACAATATACTACTAATACTTTAGTTAGTGTTGTGGATGCTATTTCTAATCCTCAAATTTATGAGGTAAAATCAGAACCTGATCCAATTAAAGTTACCTATCCTTCATTACGTGGACCTAATTTTGATTTAGATTTAGATAATTTAAGAGTAGGACCTACTCCATATTATAACTTTACTGATGTAACAACATTCCAAGGTACATTTGCTCCTCAATTGCAGCAATTACTTGGTCAATTAAGTGCTTCTAATTTTGCTATTAATGTTGATTACACAGATTATGAGAATTTTGCTCATTTTTCAAGTGCTGCTCGTCGTTTAGAAGGATTTAGATATAAATTAATTAATATAGAAGCTACTTCATCATTAAGCGCTTCTGTAGTTTTAAGTTCATCTCCATCAGCTCAATTAGATGCTGCTAACTATCAAAAAAGTATAAATAAAATTATTCAAAGTTTTGATGGTTGGGAACAATATCTTTACTATGAAACAGGTTCATCAGCTTGGCCTAAGTACACAAGTACTAAACCATATATGAATTATTCTGTGACAGCATCCCAAGGTATTACTTGGTATAATGGTAACCATGCTTCTGCTTCATTATATGATGAGAATAATCAAAACTATTTACTATATGCCCTACCAGGCTATATAGCTGAAAATGATAATAATGAACTAGCATTCCAGTTTGTAGCTTCAATTGGACAAATGTTTGACGATATTTGGATTCATATTAAGGCTATAACTGACTTATATCAAACTAAAAATGCTTTAGATCAAGGTATATCTAAGGATTTAGTATACTTTGCTTTACAATCTTTAGGAATTGATACTTATACAGATCAAGATGGTAATAATCAATTCCAATACTTGTATGGAGTAGATGCAAATGGTAATTATTTGCCTCAAACTAGTTCATACCAAACTTTAGTTAGTGCCTCTAACTATCAATTATCAGGACAAGACCAACAAAAAGGAATTTATAAACGTTTATATCATAACTTGCCTTTATTATTAAAGTCAAAAGGTACTACTCGTTTTAATCAATATCTAAATACTATATTTGGTATTCCATCTACCATAATAGGATCTCTAGAATATGGTGGTGTGGATAAAGTAACATCTTCATTTGAATATGAATTTGATAGATTTACTTACGCATTACAAACATCAGGTTCAAACGCTGTGAGCATACCTTGGACTTATGTTTCACAAAGTAAAACAAGAACAACTTATTCAGATATAGTACCAGATGGTATTGAACTTAGATTTAAAGCATCTCCATCATATACTACTACTCAATCATTATTTTATAGTGGCTCTAATTTAAGTCTTAGTGTTTTATATGCTAATACAGGATCTAATAACTCTATATATAGTGGTACTGTAGGCAATTTTGGATACTTACAATTTAAATTAGGTACAACAGTAATTACTTCATCCACAATACCTATATTCACAACAGGATCAGATAATGATACTAGTTGGTATAATGTATTAGTTCAAAGACGTACTCCTAATTTAAGAATAGGACAAACAAGTACTTCTCAAACATATGATGTTTATGTTAAAAATAACATTTATGGAGAATTAGGACACGTAGCAAGTGCTAGTTTAACAACAGCAACGGCTGCCACTAACTCATTATGGTACACTCAAGGAGCTATAACATTTGGAGGTGGTACTTATCCATTTAGTGGTTCAATCCAAGAAGTAAGATTATGGTCTAACTATGTATCTGAATCAGTATTTGATTCTCATGTATTGAACCCTGAATCAATTGAAGGTAATACTTATAGTTCTTCATTCTCAGATTTAGTAGCAAGATGGCCATTAGGAAATAATTTATATACATACAATCATAACTTAACTTCAAGTGTTGCTTCAGTAGCACCTGATCAAAAGATACAATCATTTACAGCTTCATTTTCTGGATTCCCAAATCGAAATAATTATACTTCATTTACTGAAACATATTATGCTGATGTTGCTAATTCAGGATATGCTAATCCTGTAACTGATAAAGTTAGAATTGTAAGTGGAAGTACTTATGGTACTCAATTAATGCCTAATAAGAGTATTGTTGTACCTGATTTAATTCCAATAACAAAAGATATACATTTATTAGATGCTAGTTTATCTCCTCAAGATGAGATAGATAGAGCTATTATAGCAGCATTTGGTTCATCTTATAATTTAGATGATATTATTGGTAATCCGGCTACAGGCTCATATTATGAATTACAGCCATTACAAAACGAATTCTTTAAGAAATTTGTTAATAAATACAACTACAAAGATTATATTCGTTTAATCGAATTTTTCCATAATTCATTATTTAGAACACTCAAAGACTTCACTCCAGCTAGAACTAATTTAGCTACAGGTGTTGTTGTTAAACCACACTTACTTGAAAGATCTGTTATATACAGAAATGAACCTACATTCACTTCATTTGATATTACAGCGTCAATTAACACAGCGTTTATAAGCGCTAGTAATGGAGGTAACTATAGCCAATCAGTATATCCAATAACATATAAAGGAAATTTAGGAGATGTTAATATGACATCTGACGTTAGAGATTTCTTTACAGGAGTATTACCTAGTTCATCAATTAATTATCGTGAAATATTTGTATCAAGATCTTATAATCCTTATAATCGTTTTGATCCAAATAATACAAGTTCATTCTCAAGTTCAGTTTGGAATTATTCATATAATCCATTAGTTAATAATGTTAGTACAGCGTCTTATATTTCAAAAATGAGACAAAAAATAACTTGGATTAATAGTGGTAGTAAGTTAGTTGAAGTACTTGAGCCATGTTCTGTACAAGATTTTACTTATGATTATATTCGTCATGCTAGACCAAGATATTTTGGTTCTACAATAACAAGTACTGATTTTAATTTTTATAATCAAAATGATTATTCATTTGGATTAAATAGACCATTAGGTAAAACAGCAGCTATTAATGATAACTCAGTATATTGGGGTTATTTCTCTGAAGCAGTATGTACAGGTTCTCAAATAATAGGAGCCCCAGAGCGTACTAATTTATATTTAAAATACCTACTTGATGAATCAGGATCATTAAGTGAATTATTTCAGCGTAATTATGGTACTATAACTGATTCTCAACATTATGATTTATACAGAGTTCAAAGTATATTTAAACCACAAGAAACATTAAATGTATCTTTATTTGATAACCAATCTCCCTCTCATCAGAAATCATTAGATGGTAACCATACAATATTTGCTAGCGGAGTTAAATATTATCCTACATTATGGAGAGTAGATAACTCTACTTCAGGATCAAGTGCATCAATATACTCAATCCCAACAGGTTATACCACACAAGGATATTTAAATCCTTCAAATTGGAAAATAAGTAATAGAAGATATAGAAGTTGGATTGAATGGGGAGGTGTTATTAATAGTATTGAAGCAGATGTTGAATATTATCCAAATAATGCCCCACCAGCAGGTTATTTACCTTTTGATGTTACAGCTCAAGTTTATCTTGACTTAGGCGTAAATTCTACTTTAGGTCTTTTTAGGGGAGGACATGTTATTTTAGATGTTTTAATACCTTCTAGAAAACCTGATGGTTCTCCAAACTATTCAGGACATTTTAGACATGATTCTGGTAACCAACACACAGGTACATCAGTATTAAATTTAAAACCAACTAATGGAATTGATCCCGGAGTTGAATATACAAAAACAGATACATCACCACAATTAACTGTACAATCAACAGATAAAAGTATAGTATCTTGTTCAGCAGCAATGTCAGAACTTTATCAATATGGTTTTTCTTTTTCAGGTAGTGTAATATCACCTGATAAAACTGTAGGCTCTGTTCAAACATTATACAATTCATTTTGTCCTCTTGATTATAATTTTAAAATAGAGGTAGGAGATCTTATACGCTTTACAAATGAAAAAGCCTCAGGACAAGCAACTACTAGATTTAGACCTGAAAATGAGTATACTATTATTGAAGCATATAATACTGGGTCTATTATAGCATTCAAATTAGATAGAGAAGTACAAAACTCAATGACATCTAGTACCGCTTATAAAATTGATAGGTATGTATTTTCAAGAAAAATAACAGATGAAACCAATGTAGTTATTCTACATGAGAAAAAACCAGGTCAAACATCAGCTGGTATAGCTAAAAATGTTGACTTACGTACTGATATTGATGAAAATATAGGAAACATGGTAAGTGATCTGAAGAGTAAGATATTTAGTACAGTTCTGAAACAATAATATATTTATATAAAACAACATTAACAAATGGCGTATTTAAATAACCAATATGTAACAATTGACGCAGTCCTAACAAAGAAAGGTCGTGAATTGTTAGCTCGTAATGACGGGTCTTTTCAAATTACTCAATTCGCATTAGCTGATGATGAGATTGATTATACTCTTTATAATCCCAACCACCCATCAGGTTCTGCTTTCTTCGGTGAAGCAATTGAATCAATGCCTCTATTAGAAGCATTTGTAGATGAGACACAAATCATGAAGTATAAGTTAGTTACACTTAATCGTGGTACAAGTAAATTACCTGTACTAAACTTAGGATATACAGCTATACAATTACGTCAAGCCGCTGCTATTAATATCACTCCACAAACATTAAACTACTTAGGTGCTGTTTCAACTTTTGAACCATCAGGTTATTTATTAACTGTGGGAGATTCAAGATTTTTAAGTACATTCACTGGTACAGGTATTGATACAACAGGATTGAGTATTACTGCTCCTATGCCAAATGCGAGTGGAGCTAGTTTATCAATGACTCAAGTTGGTACTTCATTTAGTTTAATTGCTACAACAATTAATACTTTATTCCCAACAAGTGCTCTTCCTGGTGCTTCAATTTCTACAACAATAACAGCAATGGGTAGAGATAGCGGTGCTAGATTTACTATACCTTTAACATTAATTAAAACCTAATTAAAATATGTCTTTCGGAACCTACGCAAGTGATGATCAAGTACTTAGCTCTGATGCTATAGTATCTCCTATGTGGAGCAACAATGTCACTCAGTTAACTACTTTTTATAGTTGGTCAAATCAAGAACAAGCTACAAGTCAAGGAAAATTTTTCCTTAACGTGTATTCTGTTAACCCTGTCACCACACAATCTGCTGAAACTCAGTTTTCAATAGCTTATGGTCATATCGCGGGTTCAGGTTCAGCTTATTTTAATTCCTTAGTACCAGATAAAACTCCAACAAGAGATGTTTATGGCCAATTTAGATCATTAATATTTGGTGATGAAAATTCAGCATTTACTTTTGGTTCAACTACTATATCTGGATCAAAAGATATTATTGTTATATCTGTAGCTAGATCTCGCTTTAAAGAATCATTTAACCAAGGCTCATTTTATTTAACTTTAAAGAGTGGTTCTAATCAAATTGGTTTAGTAGATGATTCTACAGTAACAACAACTTCTACTTACATTGGTACATCTCGTGTTTATCAATTATTAAGTGGTTCTTATAATTCAAATACAGGATTAACTACCCCATCTTCTTCTAATTATACAGTTAGTGGATCTTATGGTATGTTGATTCCTGATGAAGGTTTAATTATCTTAAATCCAAGAGCTTTAGCTCTACCAGCTGGTCCTTTAGGTGGTGTTGCTGCTATATTTAATGAATTTAGCTCATCACAAGCAGCTGCTTTCTTCTCAGCAATTTCATCTTACAATATTAATAATAGAATGGTATATGATATGATTGCAACAATACCTGCATCTCCATCATTTACTTTGCAAAGCTACGAAACACTATCATCACGTTATTTCTTCACTCGTGTTAAAAACAGTGAATTTAACTATACAACTAACCCAACAGTAATTGATACTAATGGTAATTTACTTTATACTCAATTAGTATATAATCCTCAAACGTTTATCACAACTGTAGGTTTATATAATAATGGTGGTGATTTATTAGCAGTAGCTAAATTAAACAAACCATTAGTAAAAGATTATACTAAAGAATTATTATTAAGAGTTAAATTAGACTTCTAATGTTACGCCCATGTCAGCAAATGTGTATAAAAGACTTAATGTATCTGATACTTTCGTAGTACCATATACAGCAAACAAAAGCTGGGATATCACCTCAGAGTCTTTTGCTGCTAATAGAATCAGCGTACTTGTAGGAGTTAATTATAGTGGATCTACATTTAATCCTGCTTCAGAGTATATTTCTAATAATCAGTATGATAGATTAGTTTATGATTCTGTTAATTTAACTTATTATCCTAGTTTTTTACCTAGACATATTGATATATCATCAAAAGTAAATACATTACTTAATGATGGTACTTTAACTACATCTTCTTATTTTAGAGGACATGTTGAATTAGGTAACGCTAATACTGTAAAATATTTTCCAACTGGAGCTAACGCTTATATATATGTTTTAAACATACCTAAAAACTTAACCAGCGAAAAAATATTACCAACTACTTTTGAAGCCTATTTCACTTCAGCTTCATCAGAAATAAAATTATATGATGATGGAAATTATAATCTACTTTATAGTGGAAGTAATGTGAGTTCATCTATTGGAACTATATTAACATATGGCTCACAAGTTGGTAATGTATTTTATGAACAAAATATAGCTATTTTAACTGTTGTACCTGATAGTATATTAGCTACATCATGGAGAGGAGCTAATCCATATTGTGTTACAGTACCATTATCTCCTAGTGCTACACCTAGTGTCACTCCAACTGTTACACCAACTGTTACACCAACAATTAGTGTCACACCAAGTGTTACACCTAGTATAACTGTGACTCCAAGTATCACTCCAACAATTTCAACATCTATTAGCACTACACCTAGTGTAACTCCAACTATATCAGTTACACCAACAATTAGTGTTACACCAAGTATTACAACAACACCATCAATAACAATAACTCCAACTATATCAGTTACACCTACTATAAGTGTTACACCAAGTATTACTGTAACACCAAGTGTTACTCCAAGCCCATCACCTAATTATAACCCAACAATAACAGGAGTATATAATATTGATAATATAAGTGGAGAGTGTTATCTTGATCCAGGCAATTATGAAACAATCCAAACATGGTACGTGACATTTGCTTCACCATCAACAGTGAATGGAACTGTTAGAATTACATTTGATGATTCATATACTGTAGATTGCTCCTTTAGTATAGGTGATACACAATCAGGTGAAAGTACTGGATATAACTGTGGTTGTGGTGGAGTATTATGTAGAGGTATTAGTGATGTGTTTTCAACCACTTTCCTATAAAATATGTATAAAAAATGAGTAATACAGGATATAAAGCATATACAAATTTAGAACAATACTATATTAATAGTGGTGTCGCTACAGGCGTCACTAAAACAAATAGTATTAGTGATCCTGATTATGTTGCTCCTGTTTATGATACTGCTTATTGTCCTTTACCATCAAATTCACCTTCACCAACTCCTAGTGTTACACCATCTATCACAACCACACCAAGTATTACTCCAACAGTAACACCTAGTGTAACACCTAGTACTAGTATAGTGGCGTCTCCAAGTGTAACTCCTTCAATAAGTGTGACACCAAGTATTACTCCAACAATTAGTAAGACACCATCAATAACACCAACTCCTAGTATAACACCTAGTAGACCACCTTCTTATAATTACTATGAAGCTGATAGATATGATTGTATTAATGGATTATGTACTTATATTGAAACAGTAACTATCGCTAACCCTTCAGTATTAATTGAAGGTAAGTTTTATTTAGATTCTATCAATAACTACATATTTAATATTGTAAACACTAGTTTAACTGGACCTTACTTATATACAAGTATGTCAGGATTGGGGACAAATAACTGTAATACATTATGCTCAATAACACCATAATGATTTAAAATGAATTCAAGAAACGTAAATATAAACCTCACAAGAGTAAAATTTAAAAACAACCATGTTGTTTATGAGAATTTTGCTAAGTGTACTATAAAGGATTATGAATTCAATTTAAGTTATAACCCAACTTTATTATCAGGATCTCAAGGATTACTTGTTCCTTATACTTATACAAGTGCATCATATAGAGGTAGTGAGACTTTTTATGAAGTTACAGGATCTGAATATTTTGGAATACTAAAAGATTTTGCCACTGGTTCTATTTCGGGATCAGATTTTTCTCCATATGTTAGTACTATTGGTTTATATAATGATGCTCAAGAATTATTAGCTGTAGCTAAAATGGCTGTTCCTACTCCAATATCTCCTAACACAGATATGACTTTCTTAGTGAAGTTTGACACTCAATGGAATAATAAACCTTATTTCACTCCAACACCATCACCATCAAGAACTCCATATCCAACACAAGAAGTACCTTCTTTAACACCTACAAATACTCCAACAGTTACACCAACTGTTACTCCAAGTGTCACACCAACCATATCGAAAACACCAAGTGTAACACCAACGATATCAACAACACCAAGTATAACACCTACAATTAGTAAGACACCAAGTATAACACCTACAGCGACAGTTAGTGTTACTCCAAGTATCACACCTTCTTTAACACCTACTCCATCTGCTGGTGGTATATCAATAAATGTAATTGATTATGTATATCCTGTAACAGCAGGTTACGGATCCTCTTCAGGTACTATAACTAATACTTCAGGAGTTACAATTTATGTTTATCTTGTATTCAATAGTGGAGGTCACAATTCAGGTAATATAAACAATGATAGTGGAGATGTGGAAGGGAACATTTTATCTATGAGTGGTACTATAACATCATATGGACAATATTTTTATTCAACTAGTTATGTTGCTTTAGCTAATGGTTCGACCAATATAGGATGGAATTTATCTAAACAAGATAATTTATCAAGTGGCGCTAGTCTAAGACTTGGATACTCAACCACACCAGGTGGTACAATAACATTAATAGCAGAATAATAAAACAATTTAGTTATGTTTCAAACAAAAAATCCTCTATATGTAGAGGATCTAATCAATGATCCCGATTTTAATATCGAAGAATTTTATGGCTATGTGTATTTAACAATGCATATGAAGTCAAATCGTTCATATATTGGTAAAAAAGCATTTCAACATACCACAACTAAAAAGTTAGGCAAAAAAGAATTAGCAGAAATACCAGTAACTAGAGGTAAACGTCCATCCAAAAAATCAATAATCAAAGAAAGTGATTGGAAAACATATTATGGTTCCAATACTGAGGTAAAATCATTACCTAAAACTGAACTAACACGAATGGTGTTACGTTTATGTAAGACAAAAAAGGAACTAACATACTATGAGACAAAATACTTGTTTGCGTTTAATGTTTTAGAAAATGACTCATATATGAACGACAATATATTAGGTAAGTTCTATAGAAAAGATTTGTCTACTCAAGAATAATGCATTATATTATAGGTTATGATCAATGCAGCCTTACTACATACAGTTAATAGTGTGTTAGGGAAAGGAAAAGAAACAAGTAGTAACAACTATGCTTATAAATGTCCTTTCTGTAACCATCATAAATTGAAACTTGAAGTGAACATGGTTCCTAATTTAAAAGGAGAAAATCCATGGCATTGTTGGGTGTGTAACGCTAAAGGCAAAACATTAGTAAGTTTATTTAAGAAAGCTAAAGTAACTTCTGATAAAATATCTGAGTTAAGATCAATACTTGGTTTTACTCAAAAAGAAGAAGTTGTTAGTGACAAAACAAAAGTTGAATTACCTAAAGAATATAAACCACTTACTAATCTTGCACGCACAGATATCGCAGCTAAACACGCTTTAATGTATTTAAAAAAACGAGGTATCAATAAGGCGGATATATTGAAGTATAATATAGGCTATTGTGAAGAAGGCAGATATGCCAACAGAATTATTGTACCATCATATGATGCTAACGGTGAATTAAATTATTTTATAGCCAGGGACATTAATCCTGACTCTAAAAAGAAATATGACGCACCAAAATGTAATAAAAACGAACTAATAGGACTAGAATATTTCATAAACTGGGATGTTCCTGTTATATTATGTGAAGGAATATTTGATGCTATTGCTATTAAACGTAACGCAGTACCATTATTAGGTAAAACAATACCTAAAGCACTAATGCTAAAATTAGTACAACCAAATGTAAAAACAGTATACGTATCTTTAGATAGGGACGCCTTAAAAGATGCTCTAGGATATGCAGAACAACTTCTCAATTTAGGTAAAGACGTTTATCTGGTTGATTTACAAGATAAAGACCCATCAGATATGGGTTTTGAAAAATTCACCAAATTAGTTCATGATGCTAATCAGTTAACACTCGGACAACTAATTTATAAAAAACTAGAATTAGCATGAGTATAGATAAACACTCAAACATTATTCACGATCCTAAAATTAAAAGAATTGTTGAATATAGTCAAGATAACAAACAAGTAAATGTATTAGACCAACGTTTTTATAGACGAGATGGTAAATATTATCCCTCTATCACTAGTATATTAAACTTTTTCCCTAAAAATCAATTCTTCCATAACTGGCTTAAAGATGTAGGACACAATTCAGATATTATAGCGTCAAAAGCAGCAGCGGAAGGTACTCAAGTACATAACGCCTGTGAGGAACTTATGTTAGGTAGAGAAGTAACATGGATGAATGAAGATGGTAAAGTAAATTATTCACTTGATGTATGGAAAATGATTTTAAAGTTTGCTGAGTTTTGGAAACAAACAAAACCAGAATTAATAGCAACTGAATACCATTTATTTTCAGATGAACATCAATATGCAGGTACAACAGATATCATTTGTCGTATTGATGGTAAATTATGGTTAATAGATATTAAAACATCTAATTCAGTTCATACATCATATAACTTACAATTAGCTGCTTATGCTAAAGCATGGAATGAAACTCATAATGAACATGTAGAAGGAATAGCTATTTTATGGTTAAAAGCAAATACACGCGGTGAGAAAAAAGATAAAATACAAGGTAAAGGATGGGAACTAAAAGTTATTGAAAACATGGAAGACAATTTCAGTATGTTTCTTAAAGTATATGACATATACAAACTTGAAAACCCTGATGCAAAACCAAGTACAGAAACTTTACCTATTTCAGTTAAAATAGATTAATAAAATTCATACTGTATAGAGGCGGTTCGGTTAATTCCGAACCGCTTTCTTTATTGACCGCAACTACTATGCTAAATTTATTATATAATAAGAAATGAAAGATATGAACACACAAGAATTAATGAATAAAGTTTGTTTGACCGCGGAAGAGCGTGAGTTTTTAACCACAA